ATGGGAATGATTAAACCTTATGAGGATCGTAAAAAATTAAAGTGGATAGGATTCTTCTTGTCTGAACATACAACTGATATTGATAGAGTTGACAAAGAGTTAGCTTATGTATGCCCTCCTAAACCAGAAATGGATGAAGAAGAAATAGGAAAGTTTCTTCAGGAAGCGCTTATGAAACACAAAAAGTTAGCCGTGCAACTAAATTACACTCAGTTGGGAAAATTTATGCCTGATATAACCGGGTTTCTGTCTGGTCACAATGATTTGGGAATCTACATCGGATCCACCCTCATAGAATATGGTGAAATTCGAAATATAGATTTCTTTTCTGAGAAAAAGTGGTTTGATGTGTGATGAATATCATCAGCCAATACGAGCAAGGCTATTTATTCTATTCCGAGTTTATAAATGAATTCCCGGACAGTATTTCTGAATCTCAGGAAGTTTTGTTCGGCGCAAGATGTGTCGAGTTTTATGTTGCTGTCACTTTAGGTAAAACAGATTGTTGCTATTATGTTCAAGCTTATGGAGGCGATCAATGTGAAAACGATGAAAGGTGTAGTTTCGAAGATACGAGTGTTGAAAATGAGCAAGACCCCTTTGGTGCGGTTCTCTTTGAATAATGAGAATTGCTTGATTGCTGCACATAGTTCGAACTTCCTAGCCGATGTGGATGAGGGAATGCAGATTGTGGTTGCTGGTGAGTATAACGATCGCAAACAGTTTGTTGTGAAGAAGTATTCGGTGATTGGTAAGACGAAGATCATGATTGAGTTTGAAGCAATGAAAAAAGACCTTAGCCAAAAATAATTGGTTAAGGTCTTTAGTTTCTATTTTAATCCTTGAAATACTAAATTATTTGTATACTCACTTATGGGCGTAATTTCTATGTTTGAATTTAATTTATGCAATTTATTCAAAATAGATGACATAAATTGCTTGTCGTAAAACTCAGAATTTCCCATCACTATTTTAATTTTTTTTGAATTAAAATAATCGCTATTCTCAATCATATCTATTTGAAATTTGTTCATCTGATCTACGATATCTGCTTTTCTTTTATAATCAAAGCTTAAGATTTTTACTAGTGTATCGTTATACTCAAAATCAACTATCTCTCTATCTGCTAAATCATGTATTTCAGGAACTTTGACATAATTGATTAAATTCAAGTGTTTAAGTTCTTTGCTTAACAGTCGTTTAACTTCTGGAGTTGTAATTCTTTCAGATTTTGGTCTATCATAGTACAAATATGTTCTTCTTAAATCATTCATATCTGCTACCAATTCATCTTTAGTAGACAACAACTCTCTAGTTTCAGAAAATTTAAATTCATTTACATAGTATTTTGTTATATTAGAGATAAAATTATCGCATCTTATCCTATCAAATCTTTCCGCGTCATAGTCTTCTGTGTCTAAAGAAGGATAGTTAAAATAATACGAAAAAGTTTCAGCCATTAAATCCATATAATCCTTATCGTATTCATCATCAAAAGCTCTTAATCTCTTGAGGTTTTTTGTTCTGAAAAACTCTGAGTATTCTTCCGAAGGGCAATGAATAACTATCCCAAAAATAACTGACTCTTGCCTAATTACGCTAGGCACATAATTACAGATTGAGTAATTGATTTTCACACTATTATCCATATTTTTCACCCTCCTTTTCTTCTTGAGTAAGCATTTTGCAATTGTGATATGATACCTTCAACTCGAGACATTTGTTCCCATACAAGATCTAGAGAAGATTGTACCTCTTCTTGATCCATTTGCCAATCCACTGGAATCTCTTTAAATATATCTTCTACATCATCTCTTTTGAGACTTTTTATCTTTGTATTAATATCATTGTAGCAGTTATAACCTGTAAGCTGCGAAGAAAAAGCTCTATAATTTCTTCCTAACAAATTATCTACCACAACAGGACTTTTACTCTTTATGCTATTAAGTTCATCAGCAGACCATATTTCTCCATTAATAAATATATGTGAATGGTCAATTGCAAGTACTTTTCTTTGCTTTTTGTCATAAAAAAGATTGCCATCATTTTTAGCACGATCATTATTCAAAATAATTTGATCGAAAACCAAAATATTTGCTATTTCTTGTGCATTTTTTGTATTACGTGCAATAATAGGTGAAATTTTAACTGTACCTGATCTATACTCACTTAAAAAACAAGTACCTGGAACTGCATCCATTTCTATTAAGTGAGGTGTTTTTGATATTACCGAATCATTTAGTTCAGCTATACTACAAATAGGCATTGGAATCTCAAGAAGTTTTCCAATTCTATACGCTATTAACTCATTATACAAAATTTTGGGGCTACAAAAATTATGTAAACATTTCATTACATATACTTTTCCGTCATCCGCTTGTATCCTAACTGGCTGTGTTACACCATTCGGTATTCTTCCTAAAAAGTTCGTAACTTTCCGTATTGTACTCACCCGATTTCATCTTGTCAATATCTTTGATTGAATTATATTATTAATTTATACAATTAACAATATGGAACGTACGTTCATGAAACCAAGTGCCATTCATACGTAGTCAAGATACATTCTATATTTTACCAGATTTTATATATATAGTCTGTCGAAGCAGGATATCGTCCCCTCCGAAGAGAGTGGCCCTGAAATAAGATAAAAGGTCCACTCTAGTTATGATAGAGTGAACCAAAAGAAGTATAACAATGAAAAAATTAAATTGGTTGGTATAATTCTACATTACATCTTTTATTAATTAAGGCTCTACCAATTTATGACGATTTTCTAATCAATAATATCTATTACATTGAAATAATGCTAAAATAAAAAAATCGAAGAGTACTAGGCACACTTCCCCAAGCATTACCGCCTAATACTCCTCGTAGAGTATTGCACGCACCTAATAATCTATAGGATAAACTTGGTTGCTGCAAGTAAAACGAATATGATCTATGCACAAGCCCGCCGTATTGGGCTATTTATTTATAAAAAAATACCACTCCCATTGCGGAGTGGTATTTTTGTGATTTGGATATACTAAACGATTAACTTGAAATGTCATTTTTGAACATCAGTTTCATAGATCCATCCAGAAATACCCTCAAGCTTGTACTTACGATAACTAGTACCTGTACCAACATTCACTGGTGCAATATCGATTGTATCGACTTTTTTTACACTTTTTGATTTCTGAGCAGATGTCAATAGCGTTCCCTCTACTGTTCTCTGTGCTGCTGCTTTAAATTTAACAATTTCACCATTAGAAATATAGGTAGTTGTTGGAGACCACTTCTCCAGATCACGTTCTAAGGTCCAGTGATTAATAATGGTAGGTGTTTGAACTTGTTTTACAAATACTAAGTTATGCTCACCATTTCGACCGGCGTCGTCATACTTAACACCCGTTACTTTTCCAGCAAGTTTCTTGTCGTTATCACTAATTAAGTCACCATTAAAGTAATGAGTAGCATTGTTTTTGATATAAACAACGTCATCCACTTTGTACTTAAATGAAAGATTAGCGCCCTTTAATCGGTAAAAGTATACTGGCAATCCACTATAATCTCCCATCCAATTTGTAGCTGGCGTCGTTACGATTCCATTTTTCCCGCCTCCTAAGGTACAATGAATAATATTTGTACTATCAATAAAAACCCCAGTGTGTCCATCCGAACCGCCAGAGTTTCCCTTGTACCCTGCAACAAAAATATCCCCCCGTTTCACTTCAGAACGAGTAATCGAAGTAAGCAATTTGCCTTCTAGCGCAAAAAGTGAATCTGTATTTCCAATCCCTGTACCCGAAGGTAAGAAACCTCCCGCAATCAATGAGAAATACACAGCCGAACTACAGTCATAACTATTCGGTCCTAAACGTGAATTCATTGAATAAGTTACTTTACCTTCTCGATCCTTAAACCATTTGATCATATTTTCAATACTAGCCATTTTTAATTTCCCCTCTCTTTTTAACCATGCGTCCATGGTGAACGTACGTCCTTAATTAAAGGATAAACCATGATAGGTATTGAAAGAGGTCAAACCGATAACCAACCTAATCTTTTTGCGATTTCATTAATAAATTCAGCATCTCTTCTCTTTATAGTAGATTCGCTTAGAAAAGTTTCCGCAGATACAACCGCTAGGCATTTCTTCGAATGGCCGTTGTAATACTTCACGTAAAACATATCTCTAACATCAAGTGTAGAATCTTCTAAAACACCATTGACCACTCTTAAAAATGATTTGTAAAATAAAATTTGATTCATTGTCCAACTTGGATTTTCTTCACCTAATGGATATTCCATATAAGGATTTCTATCTGTTGCAATAATATCTGAGAACTCTTTAAACGTTTTTTCGATCTTTTTATATTGCCATAGTATGCTGCGAATATGTGCCCTGGTTTCATTAGTCATGTTGACAACTCCTATCAATGGTTTGCAATTATTTACGAAATAGTTTTAAGGTAATTTGTTGGTATTCAATGCTTTTTGCAAGGCAGATACCATATTTGAAACCGGACTGATAATGCCATCTTGTGTAGTACCCAATCGTTTTTGGAATGCTTTAATAGTCACTTGGCCCATTAGACCATCTTCTGTTACGCCCAAATACTTTTGCAATGCCACGACAACATTTGATCCGATCAAAGAATTATCGAATTCAGCAGCATAAACGTTCTGATTAAATTTCTGCTTGTATTGGTGGCTTATAATGCCATCTTTCCCAGCAGTATCGAAGTACTCTTGTAAACGACGAGCAGTAGCGTTACCGAATTGCCCATCGATCGCTAATTGAATCATTTGCGGCTTATTATCGGTTGGTTTCACAGTGCCAGTAGCAACGATTCGATAAAAATGATGAGGTAACCGCGTACTCATGTATGAATCATGGCTATCAGTATGAATTCCGTTCCAGTAATAAGAACAGTGAATGAAACTCTTATTACTTAGGAAGATACCTGTGTGTCCCCCTGACCCATTAGACTGACCAGGAGTACCAGCTACGAAAATATCTCCGCGTTTCACTTCTGATCGACTGATTTTTTTCAATTTTGTACCTGACATCGCAAATAAAGTTTCAGTGTTACCCATGGCCCCGCTAGGTAAGAATCCGCCGGCGATCATGGAAAAGAACACTGCAGAAGAACAGTCGTAGCTTTTAGGTCCCAACCGACTTGTCATTGAATAGGTTACCTTACCTTCACGGTCAGTCATCCATTTGATCATTTGTTCAATGTTCATGTTGATCTTCCTTCCTACAAAAGAAAAAAGCAGCCGCTAGGCTACTCCTTCTTTTCTGTGAACTCTTGACCATCACCATAGTCAGGTTTTTGATCATTACCGCTTAGATTTAAAAGTTGTACAAATAATTGGTGCATCCCTGTGGATGCAATCCCGCTAACCGCCCCATAAACAATCGCTTCAACAGTTAGTCCATTGATGATTGCTCCTAGAATCGCTCCTAAGACAATAACAATCAATGGAATGTAATTATTGGCAACTGCTGCAAATACCGGCGTTGACTTGATCAAATACCCCACAACCAAACACGCTACGACGATCACTGGTACTAAATATTCTTGTAAGAAATTCAAATCCATTTTTATTTACCTCTTTCTTTCCATAAAGATTTTAATTGTTCACCGTGTTCAATCAAACGATCGTTGTGTTTGTCCAAACGCTCGTCATGACGCTTCAACTCATCATGAATTGCAACACGGTCTGATTTACTTGCTTCTAAATCTCTGGTTAACAGATCAAGATTATGAGCAAGTTTGGTTAGATTATCTGCAATCTTGGTAAAATTCGACATTACTGGTTTGATTACAAATGCTAGCATTCCGACAATCGTCATGATCCAACCCGCCCAAGTTGCTAACTCTCCTACATTTAACATATGCCACCTACTTTCTATTAAAATAAAAGAGCAACCTATTCCGGCTGCTCTTCGATAACTTCTAACCACTTAATAGCAATTTTTTTATAGGATCGATTACCAATGAATACATCATTCAGTGCATTTCCGTGCTCATCAGTGATTTTTCCTAACAAAAGATCCTTATATTCGGAAAAATTGAAGTTTGGTTCTTCAACTTCTCTTGGTTCTGTCTCTCCTTCTACTAAGTAACGAATTTTCATCAAAATTCCCCTCCGTCTGTGGCTCCTATGAAGCCGTATATTGTACATTGCCCGACAAACCTTGCTCTTGCCCCAATTGGTTTAATTTCAATCGTATGCCAACCTCTAGTTACTATTCCATCGTCATTATAAAGATACTGAACGATATCAAACCGATCCGCACTTGTTCCAGTTAATGTTGCAACTACATTGTTATCGATTTTTACTTCTACTTTAGATGGGGTAGCGGAGTCCTCCCAAATTCCGTAATCAATTTCATGAGTGTGGTCAGGAATATTTATTTGAAAATCATGTGTATGATTTGGAATATTAATATTAAATTGATGCGAGTGAGCTGGTACGGTAACGCTGAAATCGTGCGTATGTGCAGGTACAGTATGTGTATGATTGTCTGCAGCTTGAGAAGTCGTAACGTCACCCGCCATGGAAACGGATGGGATGATAAGGCGAAAACCTGTTCCATATGCTTCATACAGACGGGGTGACCCAACAGATGTTTCGGCGGAGACATCTGAAATATATTTTAATGTCGCATGCCGATGACTACCGTTAGCACTGCTTGTTGCTCCCCCGCCACTTTGAGATGTACTTCCGACAGTAGTACCTCCGTCACTTTGTGTAGAAGAACCACTCACATAAGCACCTCCACCCGCAGTTGTGCCGCCTGAGACTATTGCACCTCCACCTTTAGTGGCACGGCTGTATGCTCTATAGCGTTCTGTTTGATAAGTCAGAAGTATTTTGTTGATTCGTTTTAACTCTTCCTCGCAATAGAACTTGATTTCCAAAGGAAATCCTTCATCACAGTTCTCAGCAAAAGTCACAGTGTCTTTATTGGTTGCTCCTACACTCGACAACTTTGCGATTTCCATCTTTCGCTCTAAATCAGCAAGAGTAGTAGCAACAGTTTCACCTATATAGCCGATTTCAAGCTGGATATTACCAGGATCGCCAAACATGTCCGACTTTTTCTCATTAACAATTCGTAAATTTACTGTGCCAAACATCTCCGTCCACAATTGAACGACTTGACCTGTCCGCAATTTATCAATAGATGGTATTCGTATAGTTGACTTACTTGGAATGGATTTAGTTAGATCAACTGCTGTCGTTTTCCACGAAACGATTGGTCTCTTGAATTTTTCGAGCATCGCTTTAGCTGAGGCGAGTAACGACTGCTCATTTGTAAATCTCTCATCTTTCCAGATATATTCTATTAATCCGTATTCATTTTGACTATTCAAATCTTCAACATAGTTTTTCCCGTTGTTAATCTTTTTGAAATTGAGATTATTAATGCCATCACCTTTACCTAAAGCATAAATTTTATTTACAACCTTTAAAGGGTTCTCTTCCACAGAAAGATCTTTTAGATTCCAACCTTCACGAATCCTGCAGACTGGCTTAGTATCTGGTTTAATCAAATTAATCGTCCAAGGATAGGACGTTGTATCATAGGTCCACATGAAATCTTCTGGAAATGGTTCTGTGACAGAAAACAAGGCATCGGCAAGTCCATTCTGATTTTCAAAAGAATATTCAAACAAACGATCGAAATCACAACGACCCAATTTCCAATTCTTCACTTTTTGAAAAGAGAGAATCCATTCAATGACCGCTTTTGTGGTCCAAGCTCTTCCGGTCTGCTTATACCCTTCAATAGCAGAATCAATCAACGTTGATAAAACGTGTGATAATTCATACTTGATATATTTGCCAGTTGAATTACAAGTGGTTGTTCGGTTCATAACACGAAACAAACCAATGTACTCGTCATCGATATCTTTTATTTCTGCATAATGTAACTGTTCAACTTTTTTCCTTGCTGGATCATTAGCAGGTAAACAAAAACCAGCCGACCAAATTTGGTTGACTGGTTTTTCATACGATACCTGATAAGTATTCCTTAGAATTGCGATTTTCTTTCTATTCAAATTGTATATAGATATCATAAGCACACATCCTCATATTTTAACAACTGTTAACTATTTGTTCTCTTTTTAATATGCATTTAGAATATCAATGTTGTTTCCGTGTGACATCGGATCTAATTTGATGTGCCCACACAAATGTTCTGATGAGATTGGTGGGTTGTACATGGTAACTACCGGTTTACCTTGAGCTATAGAGAAGAAGTAATTATTAATGAATGTTACAGTCATATCATTACCAAGGCCATCCCCAAAAATTATATTTGAGTCATCTAAACGCATTGCTACTGCATTTTCAGAAATAATTACACAGTTCTCAAGTATCAATCGCTGATTAGTAACTCCAGAATTTGTATTGCAATGTGCATAAAATGATGCACCATAATCTGAATCATTGTAAAACCTGCATCTACGAAAAATTACTGTTTGATCTTGATGCATTCCAATACCTACGGCGCTATTTTGATAGGATTCGAAATCGACATCTTCAAATATTAAAGTTCCTGTACCTGGATAATCAACATGGCCTGCATAACTTGGTGGCTGCGGCATATCACCTGTCACATTATCATGATTTGCAATAATCGTTAGATTTTGAAAATATCCATCCCCACTTATTTGTAGCGGACATTTTTGATAGTCTCCTGATTTATCAATCAGTTTTGTTGTTGATTTATTCCTTCCAACAAAGTCAATATAACGATTTCCAGATAATCCTAACACCTCAATATATTCCCCTGGAAAAACATCCATTGTTGTCCGTTTTCCCTCAGCTAGAATTACGGATTTAGCAGAATTAAGTGTTGTCACGTCCCCGTTGGCAGCCGCAACAATTATAGATCCGCTAGGAGTCTCAAGCTTATCTAACTTTTCTAATAAAGCAGGTTCTAGCTGAGCTTGTTTTAGGAAATAACCGAAAGGTTCATATGATGTCGAGCTTGTACCTAACTCTAATTGGAAAGTATTTTTGTTTGGTAAACGCACTGATATTCTTACATAGTTACATCCGGCAGGTGTAGTAAAAGTTAACGATGACGCAAGTCCGCTAATGTAACTTGCTTGGTTTGCACTGGCATAGAATGCTAATTGTTGGTTATCATTTTTTGTATATGTCGTATTAGGTTTTACAGGAATAAAATCTGTGGCTGTATAGTCTGCGTTATCACCCAATTGCCCATTGGAATACGATACATACTTCCCATCTAGAGCTTTGGATTTGTCAAACAAGTTTTTACCGACAGTCAACTGAGCAAAATTCTCTCCAGTTGCAAAGCTTCCCCCACTCACCCAATTTGCTCCATCCCAGTAGTACCAATTACCATCAGCTGATACAACATAGATATTCGAGTTTCCATTAGGAAATGCACTTTTGAGCGCTGCATACGTAGCATAAGTCCCGCTGGGAATCATTTTTGATATGCTTGATGTTTTTGAATCCAGATAACTAAAATTATTATTAAGCGGTTGAGCCTTAATCTCACCACTAACTGGTTGTATTGGCATTTTATCAACTCCTTTTAAATAAAAAGAAAAAGCCCAAAACTGAGGCTTTATACTTTGATTTCTTTCAAATTTGCTATAATTTTCTTAGTTTTTAATACATCTCGTAGTTTCACATTACTTTTACTAGGTCTGTCAATTGCACTTCTCAAACATTCAGCGCCTATCATAAATAATGGATTTTTTGTATAGTAACTAACAAATGAAAAAACAACTGTTTTCCCATATTTGCTATAAAAATCTTCTCTTATACCCGACATTTCATCTGAATAAAAAGTTAGTTGACGATCTACTTCTTTTAAATCTAATTTACTCACATCATTACAAGTAATTATTTCTTCAATTACCTTATTAAAACTCGCTAGATATTTTGTGTAATTTCTTTTATTCCTTATTGCTAAAGCATCCGATAACGACATTCTATCTAAATTAGGAATAGCTTGGTTAATGATCAATTGTTTAACTTCATCTTTTTCAAAATAGATGTCACTAGCTTTAAAAGTAGGTAAATAAGAATTAAGAATTCTGTCAATATAATTTGCTGAATTAACATCAGTAGTCGCGACATAGTTTTCAGATTTGGATGCTAATTTTGAAGCCAAAATACTCATATAAAAAAATCCAATAATATAGTGAACCTTTAGCCCTCCGATGGTTTTAACCGCATATCCTTTATCTATTAAATCATTTTCAAAAGGACTATTTATTTTCTGGCTTACTATCGTATATGGTTTGGGTCCAAGAATTAGGAGGTCATTTAGATATTTATATTTTTCCCAATAACTTTTTATTGGATAATTTATTGGATGATTATAAACATCATCAAAATAGTAAGAGACAGTCATGGTGGCATCAGAAATAATATCTATATCATTTCGAGAAAGATCATAAAAACTTAGCAAATCACTAGAAGATTGTATTTCCATATATTTGTCACTCAAATTTCTTTGAAAATGCTTAGGGACGATAGTTGTTACATTATCTTTGTAAAGAATCGCATACTTAAGCCATTTTTCATCACTAATCTCGAAGGAAGGATAGTAAATCTCTCTCATATAATTAATCTCCCGTTTTTTAATTAATTATATAGTTTCATACATATCAAATCTACATAAATTTGTGCAACCAACCAAAATTAACCGTTGCATTCGCTTGTTCAGCAATAAACTGAAAACCATTACCCCCTTGGGCCATCTCAAAAAACTCTCCTTCAAACTCCAAAATATCGGATCCATTCACACTAATGTTGTATGTTTCTGTATCAATCACTACTGTCCCATTGCTTACATCCGGAAAAGAAATTGACTTACCAGACTCTAAATGCTTTACTGATCCACCCTTTACATTACCTTTAATTGTGATTTTGATTGGTGTATCAAGATAGGAATAGTTTTCGATAGCAGCATAATGATTTGGAACAATATTCCAAGCAAATGATTGTGTGTTTGGGTAAGCTTTGGATCCATATTCGTTACCCGAGTCATATTTCAAAGGACGATCAAGATCGAATGCATCAGATTCAGCATATTCATTAGAATCATAATTAATAAACTGAATTGGGATTTTTTCGAGAATTGTAGATACATCCGGTGTTATGGCTTCAGCAAGACGAACATAGGCAAATTTTTCTGTATTATCCCATTTACACTTTAATAGCTTCGGATTACCCTTTCCATCGAAAAGAAAAGCAGTCAATCGATCTAACCGCTCTTCTAAGTCCTCCCATTTCTGAAGCAAGGCATTTGCTTGTAGACCGTATGTCTTAGGACCAACCTCTGACCCAAAATACCAATCACCCATTCGACCATCAATATGTTGTGTTCGATGTGAAATGATGCCTGATCTAGGACGTGTATGATCACGTAATGGTCGCATATCAAATTCTTCAAGTCGCAATGATTTTGTGCCGTCTATTAGCGTGATCATACTATCTCATCCTCCTAAACCCTTTATTTCCAGCTTCTTTAGTTGTTAAATTGTCAATTTCCTTCGCTACTTTTTGAATATCAGCCTCTTCACGCACTTGGAAGATAGCGCCATCTAACAGGCCTTGGTTGTTTATTGTAACAGGACTACTAGTGTGATTGTTTGTGATGATACCAGAAGAAGAACCGAATGAACTGGATTTTGAAATTCCTGATGCCAGCTCTGGCGAAAGAACTCCGTTCATCAAAGCGTTCATCGCTGGTATTTCAGTTGGAATTGACTTAACTAAACCATTAAAATAGTTTGAATCAATTTCAGATTCGATTCCTTCTTGCAATTCATTTGCCCAAGTAGCCACATTCGATTTGACTTCTGAAAATCCATTCAATAGTCCTTCTCTAAGCCCTGATACCAAAGCCAAACCATTCTCTATTAATACTTTTTTATCATATGGAATCGGCCCTTTTAAACTTGCGATTGTATCTGCCCAACCCGAAACCATATTTTTTACACCTTCAAATGCATTTTCCAAACCACTTTTAAAACCACCAACAATAGCTCTACCATTCTCATAAAGGAAATCTGGTAAAATTGCACTAGCTAGAGCATCTAGTAAATCTCCCGCTGCAGATTTCATTTCATCTTTATGATTCCTAATATTGTCCGCAAAACCTTTGATTAGGTCTTCAGCTGCAGTGAACAACCTATCTTGAGCATCTATAACGCCATCAACAGTTGCATCTACTATATCCATTCCTGCATTAACAATATCATCAATATTGTTAGCTATTCCTTCTAATATCTGCACAACTAAATTTACGCCAGCAGTTATTACATCTTGAGCTTTTGAAGCTAAGCCATTTATGAATTGAATAATTAGGTTTAAAGCTGACGCAACAATATCAGGCATTTTAGAAGCAAGCCCAGCTAAGAAGTTTATTAGCAAATTCGCTCCGGCTATTACAATGTTAGGCATTTGTTCCGCTAACGCTGTTAAAAATGCAATGATTAAATTAGCTACTGCAATCACTAAGTCAGGTAATTTTTCGGTTATTCCTTGTATGATAGCAATCAATAAAGACATCCCAGCAGTAATGATTTCTGGCAGATACTCCGTAAGAGCAGCTAACCAAGTGACGATTAAAGTTGCTGCAGACTCGATCAACGCTGGTAGTTGCTGCGTAATTCCTTCTAACAACGCTAATATTAGCGATCCGCCAGCAACAATAATTTGTGGCAGCCCTTCTGTTAAAGCTGCTAATAAAGCCACAATGATTGCTGTTGCTGATAAAGCGATTTGCGGTACTAGAATAAGCATAGCTGCTGTGAAAGCCATAATTAGTTGACTGGCAGACATTGCTAATGAAGGTAGTCCTTGTGCGATTCCAGATACAATAGCAGCTACTATTTGCAATCCTCCTGAGATAATACCAGGTAATGCACCAGCGATAGCCGTTAGAATACCCTCAATTGCCTTTCCAGCAGATTTTCCTACTTTTGGTCCATTGCTTTGTAAACCAGATGCAAGTGAATCAAAGGCATCGATAATTTTATCTATACCTTTTGAAACATCCCCGCCTCCTAGAGCCTTTGCAATCAGTTCAAACGCTTTAATGAACAATCCTATAGGCCCAAGTAATCCAAGAAAAACTGACTGCAATATTTTTAGAGCAATTCCAAATGGATCTATTGATTTTTCACCGCTTTTGAATCCGTTAATCAATGAGCGAATTCCTAAAGCGATTTTTGTCATTCCGTTCCATAAGCTTTCAGGAAATACCTCTAAAAAATCTGCCTTTAAATTGGTTACACTTACCGAGAAATCATCAAGCGCTATTGCTTTGAAAGCTTTTGCCAGAGTTGAAATCCCTTGTACTATCCCTTTAGTACTTTGTGCGAACGATGTCATACCGTTCCACAGAGATTCAGGGAATAGTTTGACGAACTGATCATGTAAATCAGAAAGACTTACACTGAAGTCGTTGAAAACAATCGCTTTAAAAGCTTGTGCCAGCAACTTAATGCCTTCGATAACATCTCCAACAGGAGCCATAAAAGATTGTAAGGTCTTGACCGCACCATTAACCTTCTCTCTAAAGTTATCACTCGTGTTGTAAAAATAGATAAAAGCAGTTACCAATGCTCCTATTGCTAGAACAACTAGAGAAACCGGACTTGTGAGTGCCATAAATCCAGCTTTTACACCAGACATGATTGCCTTCAATTTTGCGAAATTATTTGCTGCAAGATATGCTGCTCCTAATGCTGCTGCTAAGGTAGTTACTGCACCTACAACAACGTATACAAGCGCAGGATTTTCCCTAAAAACCTCTGCTAGTTTTGCCATCGCTCCGCTAATTTTTTGAACAATTGCAAGAAATGGATCAAGCAATGGCGCACCAAAAGCTGCCCCTAAATCAGTGATGGCTTGTTTCATGTTTCCGATAACGTTCTCAAGACCACCGCCTTCACGTGCAGCTTGTCCTAATGCTCCTGATAACTTGTTACCATCCTCAACCATTTGTAAGAGTGTTAACTGCTTCTGGGCTTCGGATAAGTCGTTAAATGATTTGCCGTAAAGCTTATTTGCAGCTGCATTTCGAGTGGTTTCAGTGGATGAAATCCCAAGTGCTGCATCGTTTTCGTAGTTTCCTTTTAAATACGACTGCAAACTCTCAGAGACTTCGCCAATTGATTTATCATAAAAAGCAGCGCTGTCGGCAGCTGCTTTAGTTGCTCGACTAGTTAAGTCTAATGCGTCAGCTGTATCCATACCGGTCGTTTTTGCAAATGCAGCCATTGAAGTGAAAGCTGGTTTCAAGCGATTAGGCAGGATATTGGTTTCTTTCGAGATTGAATCAATACTACTTTGCGCATTCTTTTCTAAATTGCCGAAAACTTGAGAAAATTGAGCATCCATTGCTTGCATGTCAGCTGCAGCTTTTATTGAAAAACCTGCAACTGCAGTTCCTACTGCTAAAATACTCAAACTAGCTTTTTTCGCAAACTCAGTGGACTGTTCAGACAGTGAGTTGAAGGCTTTAGATTTGCCGATTTTATTATCCAATTGTTGTGCAGCTTCATTACCAAAATCTTGATACTGCTTTCGTGCTTTGTCGGTATTAAATTCGACATCAATGATTACGGAACCATCATTCATCCTTCACCTCACCTCTTTCTTCTTGTTTTTTCAACATGTATTCACGTTTTTGCTTAAGGTCCATCATTTCAAATTCCAAGTTTGCTCGATCTTCTTTCAAAGCCACCGCTAATTTTGCTTTTCTTATTTCTTCAATTTCATCTGGTGTGGCTTTTTCTGGGTATTCCATCATGCGAATCTTGATGACATTTTTAAACTTGGTATTCTCAGACAAACCAGCTAATAAATGGTTGAACTTATCCCAATGCAGTGTTCCCTTGCTTCTTTCCACCATCAAATCCATCCCATAATCCATCAAAAAAGAGGAATAGATGTAGCCAGAATCCTGTTCGAATTCATACCACTTCTTTTCCTCGTCCTCTAAAATATTTCCTTTTAAGTCACGTTTGACTGTTGTGCTTTCAAATTGATCCCCGGCAATCCTTTTGATGATAGCATTTGATAATGGAATTAAATCATCCTGTGGAATAATGTCTGCTAGTTCTTCGATCGTTTCGGGAAGTACTTCCGCCCAATCATGAGATAAAATTAGGATAATGGAATATAGTACTTTTCCTTCTTTAGATAATTCGGGATCTTTCCACATTTCGTACCATCGGAGAACACGAGAAAATTCTAGATTTAATTCATAAGTGTTTTCATTGATTACGACCGAATCATCAATACCCCAAGCAAGAGATAATGCCATAAAGCATCACCTCTATTTCTTTTTACCGTCGATATAGGATTGTGCTTTTTGTTTTGTTTGAAGCTTTTTATACTGATCAGCAACTTCAAGGAATGCTCCGACAACCAAATCAATTTCATCATCTGCAGCATCCATCAGTTTATCGAACGATCCTTCACCCAGCACTAAATCAATAACGTCTTTGACAACGGATTCAACCTTATCATTAGCTCCAACGATTGCTTTGTAATCACCTGATTCAGAAGCTGTTTTAATAACCTTTTCTTGCTCTTGAATAACTTCAAGCATTTTGGGTAATTCTGACAAATACTGATCACGATATTTCTTACCTGTTTTTATACCGAAATCTAAACCCGCAATTCTTACTGGTTGAACCTGCTTCTTAAAACCTACCTCGATTAAATTGTTTTTTGACATTTGTAATTCCTCCTAATTTTTTATGTAAAAGAAAAAGGCTAGTACAATGACTAGCCTTCTGGGGTTGTATCTGGTTTGTTATCTTCTGGAACACCATTGAAAGATACTTGCATTTCAAAGTTACCACGGTTGTTTGGTCCCCCGCCGGTATGAACGATACCTGACAAGGTAGCATTACCTTGAATTACACGACCATCTGGCTCAGTATGACGGAAGAAAACAATTCGATCTTGTCCAGCTTTGTTTAAGCGATCGCGTACAAATTCTTGAGCTGCATCAGTAGCATATTTTCGATGACCTGTAAAAGCATAAACACCAGTAACACGTGTGATATCGGTGTTTGATCCACCCTTATCACCGTAATATTCATATGTTTCAGATGATTCATCTTGGGAAGGTGTTGCTTCCTGAATACCATCTGCTAGCTCGTGAACGGTCGTAGGCGGCACAAGTTTTCCGTTTTCACCAACCGTTGCAGCTACACCGATTTCATATTTGTTCATCCAGTTAGGTGAATAGCCTTCACCAGCTGCAAAATACTGTAAATTCATTTTCATGAAAATTCCTCCTATTTACTTATATTTAATCGAACAGTTAGTACATAAAGATATGCATCATGTTCTTGAATTCCTAAATTTCTAGGTTGTGTGTAAACTTCGCTCGAATCAAACAAAAATGAGCCATCACTCGAGCGAAGTGTGACCCATTCACCATTTTCTTTTCTTGGCAATTTATCAAAGCTGTCAGCAATCTTCCAAGCATCGTTAAAAGCTTGTGATTGATTTGTGTTTTTGATAATGATTTGAACCATGAACGGAATTTGCCTGTTTCTAGCCAAGTCCTGCTGTCCTTGTCCGGATGCGATCCCTTGTATAGATAAATCTCGTTCATTGTCCTGAGGAGGTTTGTCTTCTTGAATGATTTGCTTCCCAGTGCTTGTTACTCTTGGTGTTTCAAGTTCTAATAAGCGTAAGTGATCAGCAATTCGTGCAAATAAATCCATCACAGAGCCTCCTTAATTGCTTTTTCTGCCACATCCAGTACTTCATCCATATCTTGAGCTTTCGCAACCTCAGCCCACCGTATAGATGCTTGAGGATTGTGGTTTTTAGATGGAGCTCCCCTATAATATGCGTACCCAGCATACTCTGTACCCCATACCAGTTTTCCTTTTGGGAAATCACTATCAACCCAAACACTAGCTTCGGTTGCACCAGTGTCTTTCTTAACATACTGATTAGCCGCTTTAGCAAATGCGATTGATGTCGGATTCAGAGCGGATTCGATAGCTCTCTCAATACGATCGAAATTACCTTCAAATCTCCCGCTCATTGCAACATCACCTCAATATGATGTGGATTTAATTGGTCAGTGAACACCTCGTAGCATTCAACGATTTTTAGTTTGCGGTTTTGAAATGTAATTGTTCCGTCCTCGCTAGGATTTACAAAAGGTTTTGAATTAACAGCATCGACGTACAAAATGCCGTTAGTCAAAACCTCTGTATTATCCGTTTTTACAATTCTTTTTCGCTTAGGAGTAAACCTTACATGTTCAATCTTTTGTGGTTTAGGCAGTTCACCACTTCCCATTGAGCCATCATCATCAGGCTTTGGAGCTTGATAGATAACCTCATGGATCAACAAGTGTTTAGGTATTGGCTTAAATGACACCGATCCTCACACTCCTTTTTCTCAAAAGACCGGTTCCTTCTAAATATGAAAGACAACTCGGAGCGACCCGATTAACTTGCTTACTCGTTGACGTTGTTGCGCCAGAATAGCTAAACCCACCAATAGAAGCGCTCTGACCGCTCAAAGTATTTCCTGTAACATCAAGATCTATACCTTCAACTTGATAGTATTCAATTTGAGCACAACATGCTTTTTTAATCAGCAGCTGTACATGTTCGGAAAATTTATCCAAACCAATTTTAGGCACTTGATAATCTGTTAAAGAATCAATAATGTCCGAAGCCCTTTTGGATAGACGAGAGAAGTCCCCAGCTTCAACAGGTGTTCCCTCGTAATCATCCTTATAAAAGACTTCATCAACATAAGGTTCAGACATGATCTTCACCTACTTTTCTTTTTTGTCTTCCTTCTGATCGTCTTTGCCAGCTTTCTTGTCTTCTTTCTTTTCTTCAACACGTTCTAAGAAAGAATTATCTAGATTTACAGCAACTTCTTCAGCACGTTTAACGGTCATATCAATGACCGTCCCTGCTTCATAAACTTCTTTAGTTTCTTTATCTCGGAATTTTTTTAAAACATTGTATTTTACCATGTTTTTCACCGTTCCCTTTCTTATCCTTCTGGAGTAGCATCAATACCGAAGTAAGCTAGTGCTTTAGGTTCACGAATGATGAAGTCAATATCATCAAGCATGAAGTGATATGTTGCCTGTTTTGCAACGGCACGGCTGTCTTGAGCAGCAGTTGTCAAAGTAACAGTCAAACCAGAAACAACAGCAAGGTTTTCATAAGGAGTGAACAGAATTACATTGTTTTCCATAGACTCAACAACTTCGACTCCAAATCCACCGATATTGCGTAGGGCACCATCCACGAGTACAGCATCACCTAAAGCAGTATTCCGATTTTGTAATTCAACAACATAGTTTGTTGCTGTCGCTTGAGACATAAAGAATTTAAATGTTCCTTGACGTAAATATTTTGGTTCAATTCTAGCAGTTGCAGCTGTTAGCTCTTGAATCGTTGGCAATTTAGCACCTTCTACTTTTACTTCAGCAGATGCTTTAGCCATTTTGATGTAACCATCATTTAATTTTACGAATGCATCAGAAGAAGATTCATCCCCATTAAATGCTAGATCTTGCAAATCCGCTGCATACTGAGCTTGCATTAGTGAAAGTAACGCTTGACGGACATCTTGCCCACGAGTACGAGCGGTATAAAATGTATTGCTGTTCTCGATCCATGTATCCAAGTAAACCGGAACAAGAGAGAATGGTACTGTGTCTTCTTCTTTGATATCCGTTCCAGTATCTTCAGTGTTAATACCTAGATGTTTTTTCAATGTACGCTTTTTAACACCTAATTTATCCAAAGATCCTGTACCTGATTTGGCAAAATGGACAAATAATTTCCCGATAGTTCCTGCAGTTGCAACTGCATCTAAGAAGAATGCTCGAGCATTATCTTCCCGTAAGGTAACATTGTTACCAGCTTTTAAGATTGCGTTCATTTGTTTGATCAATGTTTCGTTCGATAAAACGTTTGTCATTTGTATTTCCCCCTTTATTCAGAAATTGGGAAAGCAGCGTCCACATAAGATGGTACAACCGATTTCTCCACTGTTTCTGTGTAATTTTGTTCAGCATTATTGCTGATTCGAGATTTTTCGAGATTCTCGATCTTCGCATTCAAAGGTGCCACGGCTTCTGATACAGCCTTAGCAATAGCATCAGCATCTAATTCAACGCTAGCTTCTGAATTCCCTGTTTCTGTTTCTTCGCCTGATTTATCGCCTTTTTCTAATGCTGTTAAACGATCATTTACTGGTTTTAGCGCTTCGCCAAGCGCTTTTTTTAACTGTTCTTCTGTCATTTCCTCATCCTCCTCGGATTTATTTGCACTAAAAAAGGACTTAACCGTTTCGATTAGTCCTTGTTTGGTAACTGATTTATTTGTATCAATAGTACTGATCAATGTGGATAACTCGTTAATTTCAGATTGAATACTAGCTATCTTGTCAGCGTCGTTTGCTGTGTAATTATCTAAAATAGACCATGAAGCAGAACGAAAAGCGTCTAAAGCTGCATTAATATCCCGATAAGTTTTGCTGTTGTTAAAGTTATCGGCTGTCTGCTTCTGAACTTCTTCGACCTGAGCTGTACCGGCCAATGAATATCCTGTAAAATCACCTTTCTGGATCGACTCCCACATCTCATCAGTAGCTTTAGTGACAAGTACCCACGTTCCCTTTGTGATTGTGGTTTCGCCGATAGTCATATCAACAGGGGCAACATAACTCTCTACTACTTTTCCGGCATTTGTGGTGAAATCGTGCTGTTTATCAATTTGTTGATAATCCGCCATGAATCCATGTGCAGCCTTCTC